TTCATAACTGCAAAATGGGCACCGTAATTACCTGTATTACTAGGATCTCTATTAGGCTGATCAGCCGCTGGGTAGCCTTTCCAGGAAAGGATATAATTGCCACTACTATCTGTATCAGTATATAAAAGCGTGCTGTCAATGGTCGCAGGGGATGAGTTTGCTGTCCAATTATCCTCTAAGACCCAATAGTTTGCACCACTGGCTGAGGCCATCATTGTTTTTTTCCAGTTAGCCATTTTTTATACTACCCCATATTCCGTCCAGCCCTAAAGCCGTAATAATTTATACCACCATCATGTGTGTAGAACACAAACTGATCTACTGCGTTTGCTGTACTTGTCAACTGAGGTGCCAATGCCGATGACCAATTTACAGCACTAGGCCATGTAACAGTATAACCACTAGCACTTGCATCCTGTACAATCTTTAGTGAGAAGCCATAGGCTGTACCATTTGCAGGAGGATTGCTAAAGGTAAACGTAGTGTTCTCACTTAGTGTGTTACTAAATACGTTACCTGCTTCACAGTTAATCGTTGTTGCATTACTTGATGAAGAAACCACTGCATACGTCTCATTGTAGGATGATACTATAAGTTCACCATCAATGTCAACATCACCAGTGTAAGTTTCTAGTGCAAAACTTGTAAGTTTACCATCAAGTTGTGTCTGTATGTTAGACGTTACACCGTCTACGTAGTTAAGCTCTGCAGTTGTAGCAGTAACACCATCTAGAATGTTTAGTTCTGCTATGTTCGCTGTAATACCCAAGTCACTCAGATTACCTGACTTAGAGTCTAACTCAGCCTGCAGACCATCTATATTAGCAATAGTGTGGTTGTGACTGTCATCAGCAATAACTGTAGTAATGGTAATATTAGATGAGCCATCAAAGTTAGCGGCACCTGATACATCACCACCTAGGGTGATAGTACGTGCTGTAGCAAGAGTGCTTGCTGTAGTTGCGTTACCCGTGATGGATGAATTAATAGTACCTGTAATAGTAAGATCACCGTCTACATCAGCATTACCTGTAACATTTAAAGTAGCTACGTTAGCAGTGTCTACTGCAGCAGTGTCAATGTTGGCTGTACCATCAATATAGAGGTTACGCCACTCAGCACCTACAGCACCTAAGTCATACGTATCGTCCACAGCAGGCAGTACGTTAGAGTTTACATCAGCAGCAAAGCTAACAGTGTCAGTATCTGCATCACCAAAGGTAAGGTTACCTGCCATAGTAGCATCGCCAGTTACAGTGAGGTTACCACCCACAGTCACATTGCTTGTTACAGCTAAGGTGTCTTGCAGTGTAGTTGCACCCTGTACGTTTATTGTGCCATCTACATCAGCATTACCTTCAAGAAACAGGTCTTTGTAGCGAACTGCGTCTGTACCTAAGCTAAGAACGTTAGTAGTCTTAGGACGCATTATAGTAGTTGTAACAACAACATCCTGCGCTGGGCCTACTACAGTAATAGGAGCACCTTCAGAAGATGTACCGTCATGCGTGTGACCAGTAGAGCTATTGAAAGCACCCTCTATGGCATTAAACTCTGTGTCTAGATCATCAGCGTCAATAACATTACCATTAGCTATGTTGTCTGCTGTGTCAGTACGTATGTAACCTGTACCCATGTTTTATCCTTACTGTCTATCTTCTGTAGTAAACTCTAGAATAGCGGTATCAAGAGTAAAGCTTGCATTGGCACTATTGTCTTCTATACGTAGAGCAACAGTCTTTCCTGAACCTATCAGGTTGTTCTTATATGTCTCATCATTTGGGCTGGTGTACAGAGATGTACCAAAGACAGACTCTGTAGAACCAAATACTGCACCACCGCCTGTACCCGTAACAGTAAACGCTGCAGGCTGTATTACATTAGCATCGTTTCTATCTAGTTTAATACTAGCAGAACAAGTAAATAGACCCTCTGGTTTAAGATACAAGTCTAGCTTATAAAAAGTCTTACGTACTTGCGGGTCATTCACTGGCATGTAAGCAGACTCAAAGATAGCGTCAATATTATTACTATCCCTGTTAGAACCTGCTTCATGCCTATACACATAGCCATCTTCGTTAGCTGCATAAATAAGCTCAATGTCATTTACTAGTAAAGAATCGCATACGTATACTTTGTAACCTTTAAGCTCAGCCCACTGAAAGCCTTGCCCACCCTGGTCAATAAACTTTGTAGCCAATACACCCTTAGCAACATTAGTTCGTTCTGTAGAAGCGTAGCTAAACAAACGGTACTGTGCTTTCTCACGAATAACATAGCTCGTAAAGCTTGTGGCTGTAGCTTTCTGTTTATTTAGCGTAGGGCGTATAATCCTAGAAGTAACGTCCAGCCCAAAATCACCAATACGTTCTGTGGAACTAAGTGTCCTGACACCATCAGGTGCAAGGAACATAACGTCACCACCTACTTCTTGTATTGTATCAGGCTCTAAGCAACCAATATCATCTGTTACTGTGTTTAATGTAAAATCTGCAGCACTAGAACCGCTAATCTGTACAATCCTGTCATTGCAAAATACGATTAAGCTATTACGGTACACTGCCATACCTGTGATGGTAGAGGCTACATTGATAGAACCAGCACCATTAGCAGGGTTAAAGTCTGTGTCTGCATAAGGTGCTGTAAAAACTAACTCAGTACCAACTGCAAAGAATAAGGTACTCTTATAAAGCAATACAAATGAAGCATTCTCTACAGATGCATTCCCTGTACCTGAACCTGTAAGGTACGTTAGAGTACCTGCTGTTACATCATAGTATGCTGGGTAATTAACGCCATCAACGAACACGATCTTCTTTGTGCCAGTAAAAGTGTAATTCTCTTTGCGTACCTTAGTGATGTTAGTATCAGGTGCTGTACCCAAAGATGTCCAGGCGGGTGTAGCGTCATTGGCGTTGATCTCATAGTAAATACCATTACGTACAGCAATAGCTTTCTCTACCCCTACTTCAGGGATAATAGCTAAACCCTGTATAGATCCAGTACCAGTCACTTCTGCATTAGCCAGCTTCTGATAACCTAATACTTTCTTGTAACCCCCATCTAGTGTAGGCTCAAAGTTCTGTAGAATAGATGCAGAACCTATATTAGACATACCATGCTGTAAAGGGCTAAGGTTAGATATTAACCCGCCGCCAAACTGGATAGGAAATGTTTGCCACTGTGTAGCCATTATTATGTTACTCTTAGGCTAGGTTTGTTACGTGTAATCATTGTAGAACGTACATAGTCGTAACGGTTAATATACAAACTACGCATATACTTAATACCGGATTCAAACTTGCCTTGTGCAATCTGAGATGCCTGTGTATCAGCACGGAACTGATATGCGTAGAACATAGCACCGTCTACAATAATATGCTTAAACTCAATAGGGACATTAGGTACATCATCATGCAACTCAAGTGATACCTGATTGCGGTAGTACTCATATACTATTTCATAGTCTTTGTCTGGGGTAGGGACTATGAGAAACTCTTGGCTTGGAGAACGAGAAACATGACGGGGAAGATCTTGTAAGTCACTACCAGTGTTATACTCATAATCAACATAGTTGTCAAGGTATTCTTGGTAATCCATAGATTTTAGTTTAGTAGTACTTACACTTAATGCGTCATCTTTCTTAATGCGAAAGCTATTCATGTCAATTAGTTTAGCGTCCGTAGGATAATCGTACCGTGTTACACCAGCAGTAAGAGTCTCTTCTTCTAGAATGTGATTCCAAGGCCAGTTATACTCTTCGTGGTTGATGTGTAGTAGCGAAGCATTTACAGCATCTTTAGCTGAACTATAGAAACCTGCAGCTGTATCAAAGTTAGAACTTGATAGCTCTACTTCGTTAAGGCGGCGGTTTACTTCGTTTACTAGTCCTAAATAGTTATATGCCATTATTTATTCCTTACACGTAAACGAACCTTACGTTCTACTACTAAGCCATTCGTGTCGGTTATACGGCAGTAGAACTGGTATTGTATATTATTATCACCAGAGCCTAGACGTGCAGTTGCTACTTTGTCTGTGTTAGTAGCAGAGATAAGCTGTATGCCTTTGACAAGCTGTCCACTAGGGATAAGCTGAGTCTTCACGCCATCAGCGTCATCAACAAACCAAGTAACACTACTAAGAGATGCACCACTAAGAAAGCGAGACCAGTCAATGCTATAGTCTAGTATTTCATCAGGATCTTTGTTAGGCCATTTAAGAGACATTATTATTATTCCTATGCTGCACGTACATACGCTGTGTTACCTAGTGTGCTATACTCACCTATGTAAGCAGTACGATCTCTGCTGTAGTTTTCTTTGATTGACTCATAGTCAAACTGTATTGCATCAATAGTTTCATCGCCTACAGTAAACGTACCCTGTACTCCTGCGGGTAATACTACAGCCTGACAGTCTGGTGTAACTGTGTTGCCTAATAGCGTACCACCTACACCTTTACCTGCTAGGCTGATGTTAGCGTCTGACTCTACTACAACCTCATCACCCTCTACTAGTAGTGAGTCAGTGATGATCTGTAAGCCAAACCCTAAAGGCTGTATAGTGGGGCCAAACCCTGCATCTACAGTGATACTACCAAGACTTGCAGTAAATGCTGTAGCCATTGTGATAGTAGGAGTTGTACCTACACCACCGTCTACTGTAATAGCACCTGCTGCACCTGTAGCTGTTACTGCTGATGGTACAACTACTGCACCTGCTGCTGCTGTTGCACTACCTGCTGCACCATTAGCTTGTACACCTGTAAGA